CAAAAATGCTGTTCTTTCTGCGCTGAAAGAGAACCCAGACATAAACAAGGCTGAACTGGCAGAGCAGTTAGGTTGCTCTCTCCAAACTGTTTATCGTGCCGCTCAAAAGCCAGCACCAAAAAAACCACGAAACAAACGGCAAGCAGGACATGATCTATATCAGCTGTTCGCGGAATATGATTACCGTAGGCTAACGGTAAAGCAGTGGTTAGCTGAGTTAGAAACGAGCTAACTGCGTTCCACTATTAAAGCTGTAGCTACGCGAAGCGTTGACCCGTGTAGGAATAAGCTTGCTGTCCCCTATCATCAGAACATCACCACGCAGTCCATCTACAGCGCCAGCTGTGGCGTCAATGGTGTCGTCCTTTCTTCCGTTGGGAAAATCGTTCAGCTCACTAAAGAACTTGCTAGGGATATCTGCGTGAACGAAAAAGCGTCTGCTGTTTACCAAAGGCTCTAGTGAGGTAGCTATAAATTCCGTTTTGTTCCGCGACCTTGCTTCGCTCCGTATGTGAAGCCACTGGTTGATCTTCTTGGCAGCTATCTTCAGTTCAGTGTGTAAGGTTGGGTTAACGGATTTTTCTACGGTTACGCGCCCTATACCCAGTTCACGGCACACACGCACGATCTCGTTACATTGTGGCGCAAAGCCATCGTATTCGCTTACGGCTGGCAGAACGACGAGCCTGTGTAGGTAGACGTTGTTATGCTCGTCCTTGTACACCACAGCAAACACGCTGCTATCACGACCTTTTAACCCAGTCGCTGGGTCCCAATAAGCTGCGCTATCTACGATACGCTGATTGTTCAAACGGACTTCCCATCCGTTCTCTCTGTCAGTTGGGCCATACACCTTGTGCGTCTGTAGCTCTGACTTGTAGGGCACGCACATGCTTGTATCTATCAAGCTCTGCGTTGGGCTGTCTGGTATCAGCAGATATTGGCTGTTCCATTTCCATGCTGGGTTCTGGCGCTGATAGCGTTTGCTCCAGTCGTCCGTAAATTCACCCTTTGGATGATTGGGCCAAACATGGTCTGTCCAGGGGATCCGCAGCGTTGGATAGCCAAGCTCTTGTAGGTGCGTGTAGATGCTGTCTATGGCATGAGGCGTGCCTATGTAGGTGCGCTTGTCCGCTATGCTCATGAACTCAGCTAGTGCGCTGCGTAGATCAGTCCGCTGCCGCTCCGTCATGCTGTTTTTGTCAGTTTCTAGATCGTCCACAATCATCAGATCACTGTGCTGACCTATGAAGTCGCTTTCCACACTTGAGCACGTGACGCTTGGGTTTAGCTGGTGGCGTTCTCTGTCTATGAAAAACAGGGTGTCAGTCCATTTGCCGTTGCCACGCAAACTGGCTGTCAGTGGATTGCTCTCAATAACTTTTTTGATAAATCGTGCGTTGCGTTCAGCTAGCTCACGCTTGGCACTCATAATCATAATTGTAGAGTTAGGGTCTTTGAGCAGCGTGTAGACCACATACAAGCTAACTAGGTGGCTTTTGCCAGCCCCTCTGAAAATCTGAAGCAGCCTGTCCGTTTCGTGTGCTGTGTCTTCCAGCCACTTTATGATGCGCAGATGAAGCTCTGGCGTATCAAACTGGTCGATAACATTTTGGAGTTCTACGAAGGTGGCGAAGTCTATGTCGTCAACTATCGCCACGGCTGTTTTTTCGTTCTAGGACTTCAGCAAGAAGCTCTTCCAAGCGTTTCTGGTTTTGTAGCTCATCGCCACCAAACGTCTCTCGTCCTAGCTCACCCTTCTTCATCCTAGCAATGCGCTCTAAAACCTTACATTGCTCTAACACGGCCTGTGCGTGGTGTTTCTGCCAAACTTGCTTGGCAATTGCGTCCTTTGCGTGCCAGCCAAAATCAGGCATTTTTTCGTTCATGAGTTGCTGTGTTCTGAGTAGCGCAGCGTCCCATGCGTTTTCACCTATTTGTCTGATTGTATCTCTATCAACCTCATCAACATCCATTCTATGAACCATCGTTCAACATTCCTTCCTACGTGAGTATGATTTCGACTAACTCCTTTGTGTCAGTTGTCTTGTCGTGTATCGCTTTGCCAATCACAGAGAACGGGTTTGCCTTTTCGCCCTCTGCTCCCATTGCCACGCCATGCTCATCGCTAAGCACGATCAGCTGACCCTTGTGTAAAGGCCCCTTGAGCTTAACGGGAACGCGGCCTTTCAGTGCTACTGGATAGCCTTTGGCGCCAGCGTTTAGCAAAAATCCTGGGGCTGTGCTTATCACTCCAAAGACATCCTCAGCGACTGAACAAAGCGTAATTTCCTTATCGCCACCAATCATCACTACATCGCCAGCCTCCAGTGGACAGTCAGATGCGTATATTTCTGCCAAGTCAGCATATTGCGCTGATGTTGATTGACCAGAAAAATAGGTACAGGTGAGAGTTGATGTGCTGGGGTTAAACAACAAATCCGCGCCATCATATTTCAGTGCGGTTAAGGCACCGCTAGTTGTGGCAGCGAAATACAGATTGAAATTTGTGTTTGTGGTGTTGTCCTGCGTAACAGTCGCGCCAGCTGCTGCCCAGCTTAGATTGCCAGCAGCATCGCTCACCAGCGCATATCCGCTTACGTTGGCATCCGCGTCTGGAAGCGTCCAAACCACATTGCTGGAAACCACTGCGGGAGATTGGAATGCGACATAATTGCTAGTGTCACTATCCGCAAATCTAAGGTCGCCCTGTGCGTCTAATTGGACATTGCCTTTGAACTGACTTAGCGCAGTCCCAGTTGCGTTAGAAACCTCTAGCGCATCTATTCCGTTAACACGGACATAGACTTTTTCTAAATTGCCAGCACGTTCTGTTTCAACGCTTGTGTTGCCGTCAGTGTCTGCGATTGTTTTGCCGTCCAGTGTGCCAGCACTAGCTGCCGCAGACGCTGCGCTCGCTGCCGCCTTAGCAGCGTAATGAAGAGCACTGTAGCCTGTGGTGACGGCATCGCTCAGTGTGTACTGGCTATCCTCAGCGTTTATGGCAAGTTTCTGCGCATCGTCCCTATAATCTTCTGATGAGTCACGAGCCGCCTCGCTAAGGGCTTGCGCTGCTTCGCTAGCTGCTTGCGCTGCTTCGCTAGCAATGCGGGCTGTATCACTATCTGCTGCTGACGCAGCAGCGTTCGTTTCAGACGTTGCTGCTGCTCCTTCGCTTGCGGCTGCGGCGGCGGCGCTAGCAGATGCTGCGCTCGCGCTCGCTGCTGCCGCTACAGCATCAACAACAAGCTCTAAATTTCCTGCGCTAACATCAGCAGCTACACTTGCGCCAGATGTGTGCGCTGCTTTGACGATATAGATGTTGTCGTTAGCGGTATCTTTAACTACGTCGTTTTGATCGTAGGCCGTTCCAGTTACCCAATCGCCCTGCCACTCGCCAAAATTTTGATTTGCGATAATGTCGCCAGACGTATCAAAAGCTAGGTATTTTCCAGCACGGTCATCAGTTAAGGGTATTTCCAAACTGCCGCCTGTGTCTGTTGTGTCTAGTCTGACGCTGCGTTGCCGTTCAGCATCAAGCTCACCAACAAGGCTTATCACCTTATCAAACTCAGTGTTTATGTCCGTTGCGCGGAAAACACCGCTTGTTGTGAAGCTTGTAGTGCGTTCAATAGGACGACTGCTTACAATTGTGATAATTGCGTTGCTGCTTGGGGCTGATAGAAACTCAATCTCGCCGCCAGCATTTTCGCCAACTCCACTTACGGTGTAATGCGTGGCGATGGTTTGAAGTGTCTGATCTACATATACCTTCAAATCGTCTTCATCAAAGATTTCGTAGTCATACGAAAAAGTGGTGAGAACGCCATTTGCTGTGTATTGGTTTCTCCGTAATGTGTTGCTTATGGTCATATTCGTAATCCCTTTTATGTATTTATTGGATTAACGAATTTCTGGTATCCATGATGAACTGACCGTAAGGGTTGAAAGCTTCATTTCCTATGCGCTGCTCACGATCCTTGTTTAGCCTAGCTTGCGCTTTACGATAGGCATCTGGGTCCATGTATTCTTGTAGGGCATCCGCAAACAGCATTTTATAGAGTGCTTTTGTCTGCCACAGATTTTGTCCTGGCACCTGCCGCAAGCTCCATTGTGTTAGCTTGCTCATGCGCTTCATAAGCTCTGCTTCCGTGTTGTATTTTGGTTCAACAATTCCAAATTCACCTAACAGTGCCGCACCTCCTACACCTATGCTTTCAGCAACAAGGCTAGATGCTGTGTACATGTCCATGAACAACGGACCTATTACGGATTTGAGCGCATTTTTCATTTCTGGTTTTTCACCTAGAAGCAGACGCGAGAGGTTTTCTCCGCCGCTTTCCATAAAGACATCTGTGAGTAAACCAAACGGTGAGGCCAGCACAAACGCTCGCGTCCATAAATCAATGCTGTCTAACGCATACGGTTGTTTTCCAGCTGCCATCTGCTGTGATTGAACGACAACAGCGCCCATGAGTGTTCCCATAGCCGTCAGCTGCGCAATCGTAGCGACCTTTTGGAACTTGGTTTGTGTATCATCGTAAACAGCGCGACCCAGAACCTTGCGTGTGAACGTCAACGGAAATTGCTTAAACTGTGAGAGTGTTTTGATGACAGCCTCAGTGTTTGTGCCCGCTTGCGTCATCCAAGCGGCATGCTCCACATCACGCAGTGACGGGCTTATGATTGCTGTTTCTACAGCATCCTTGAACCATGCTGAAAATCCTTCTCTTAGGGTGCGGTCTTGAATGGCAAAGACATCGAAACGGCCGCGTTCGTCATTCATTTGTTTTGTGAGCGTTTCCCAGTTTTGCTGAGTAATCTTAAATCGCTCAAGCGATGCCTTGAAACGAACGTCCAACTGATCCCATGTGCGCGAGGCATCGAGCAACCCGCCAATCTCTTTTCTAAACAGAGCAGTCACGCCACTGCGCATCATGTCTGTCCAAAGCTCCATGCCGCTTATCTTCATCACGAAGTTCGAAGCATTGCTTACCTTCCGTTGGACGACATTCATGCTGTGCCAATCATCGAACATCATGAACCTGTCCTGTAGCGCCCCCATCATTCCATCTACGCCTATGTTTAGACGTTGCGCATATTGCCGTGTCTGCTGATCTGTAAATCCACTGACCACGCTATCTATGTTCCGCATGAAGCTGTTGCCATACAGCCGTGTGACAACATTGATCATCACAGGCACATCCATGATGGCTGTAAGCATGGCACTGCCAAGCTTGCTTGCTACTTCTAATGAACGGCCTGTGCTTAAAACAGATTGAATCCGTAGTCCGTCTGGCACTTTGGGGCTTGCTGTAAGGCGATCAAATGTGTTTTGAACCTTGCGCCATTCGCGTGTCTGAAACACGCGCTCGTTGCCCGCTTGGCTCTCACGAATGCGCTTTTGTATTTCTTGCCAGTTACGCATCCAATCTGGCCCAAGCATCTGCGCTATTGCGATCTGTTTGCTGGCATATTTAATCTGCCCAACAATCGTACCCATAAAATCGCGTTCGCCAAACGCATTGTTCAATTCGTTCCAGCTAGCGCCGTCTTTAAATTTAATTCGTTCAGTTATGTTTGAGTTCTTACCATTAGCGTTGACGTTTTCAACTACGGTATCCCAATCTATGTAGCCCTGCGTGTCTTTTAATGAGTTGTAGACTTGCTGCGCTATTTCCTGTCGCTCCATGGGATCAATTGCGTTATCCAGCCTATCTGAGAAAAACGAGATAAACTCTGTCTCGCCGTTGTCGCCGCGCTCAGCAATCCAGCCTTTGATACGCTGCCAATTAAAGCTTGGCATAAGGCTTTTACTAGAATATGGAATTTTTCGCCCAAGCTGATTAAGGCGTAGGTTCATTTGCCCAAGCGCATCGTTGATGATGTCGCTGACAATCTGCGCTTCCTTGTTCGCGGTAAGATATTTTTTATGGTTAAAATCTGTTTGGTTTCTATGTAGTTCAATAATTAGGTCATCAACAAATTGCCCATCGTTAAACAGTCTGGAAACCTTTGCTTCTGGTATGGCGTCGTAAATTCGACCCACAATCAGATTGTTAAAATACTCAGCGAAGACCCCGTTCTGCGCCTCTTCTAGCGTTAGCCCTATTTTAGTGTTGTCAGCAGGGCGAGTAAGCAAATCGCGTAACGCTTTCACTAGGTCCAAAGCTTTTGGAGCATCGACGTTTTGCGCAGCAACTTCTCTGGCGGATGCTAGTACACTTATCACTGCGCTTTCGTTTCGATACGAAGCAATGAACTTACGCTGCTGCTCTTTCACCTCTTGCGTAATGTGCTTTTCTAATATCGCATCCAAACCCGTGCGTAACGCTCCTACCTTTTTCTCGCTAGATGTGAGTGCGCTATCAACTTGCCTTACAGCAGAAATGTCGACTTGATCCCATCTTGAAACACCAATGTTATCCAGCGCCTTTTGCCAGCGCCCAATAAGGTTAGTTACATCGTCCCACTGCGGCTTTTTCTGCGAGTAATTAAATGTATCTAAAACCTTGTAAAATTCTGCTCTACAGTCTCGCGCCATTGATTACCCTAACAAACACACATACGCAGCGCGGAGTGCTTCTTTTTGACCATTGAGGTCATTAGCTGCCAATTCCGCTTCGTCCAGTAGACTGTGTAAAGTCCTATCTTCTGGAGAAATCCGCGTTCTTAAATTATCTATCATTTCTCGCATATCATCCGCTGTGTTTACTGCCGCAACCATGTTGTCAGCAGCCTCGCTTACATCAGCAGCTGAATGCGTGTCGTATAGCGACCTAATGTCGTCCCATGCTTTTGCGAGGGTATCAAAATGGCTTGTCGCGACCTGTTCTGGTGCGTCAGTTCTTCTAACCGTTTCGTTGTCCAAAACAGCAGCTATTTTTGCTTGATCTGATTGGGACAACAGACCGTTAAAAAATTCATCGAGCTTATCGCGTTTTACAGATACGGTGCCTTCAACACCGTCGCTTATCTTGAACGTGATTTCATCCAGCGATTTGTTTCTTCCTAGCGTTTCGAGGATTTCAGATTTTGCCCTAGCTAATGCTATTGTGGTCCCTTCGAAATTCGCTGCGCCTTGCTGTGGCGCTGAATCGAAAACAACGAAACGATCCTCGCTTACATTATCTGGCACCATGTCGCGCGACGGCAAAACGCGGACATATTCTTTATCTACAGTGTCGAGAAGAATGTTAGGGTCGATGATAGCGTTCTGGTTATTGGCTTTGTCCCAGATCGCTCCAACCTTGGTATCAAGGTCGAGCAGATTGCTTGCTTTATTTTCGCCTGCTAGCTCGTCGAAAATTTCCCTGTACCATTTAGACGCGACTAAACGATCCATTCTCGCGTTGCGTGTTAGCTTGCTGAGCGCGACGAACTGCTCTCGCGTCAGCGTTGATGCAAGATCGAAAAGGATTTGCTTTTTAGCTGTATCGTCCGCAGCCGCTTTGATGCGCTCGTTAGTGGTTTTTGCCACGGCTGCTAGATCAATGGGTTCTGCTGCGACTGCTTGGCTTGGCTGAGGTGTTGGAGGTTGCTCAGCAGATGATATGGCTTCCGTAGCTGTCGACGCGGGCAATGGCTCGTTAGCTGCCGCATCTGCCGTTCGCGATGGTGCTGGCTCAACGGTAGGCGTTGCTCCATCTGTTGCGACCAATGGCGCTTGTGCTGCGTTGTCTGTTGATAACGGTTGGGTAGGCGACGCATCTGCTACAGGTTCAGTCTCAGGTGATTTGCGCTTGAGACGACGCCCAAGCACATTGCCAGCTCCGCCAAAAAGAAAGCCTAAGCCCGCAGATACACCAAGATTCTGTGCGATTTCACTCGCGCCAAATTTTTCTTGGTAAACGTCTGCTGCTGCTGAGCGTAAAGGGGTCAAAGCAGTTTCAACAGCAAGGTTGCTAAGCGCACCGTATGTTGCTGCTGCCAATATTCTGCTGCCTGTTACTCGTAGCAGCGTGACACCCACGCCAGCTGGCAACGCGACCCAATTTACAGGATCCAAAAACCCTACGCCCATGCCACCTATAAACCCACCTAATTCCCCTAGCCCTGTGGTGCGTTCATGTAGGCGAGCAAATTCGTCATTGTCGTCATGCCGCTGCGCCATGTTTTGCGCCCAATCCCATGTGAGGTCTGGGCGATATTTTAATTTAGGTCTCCAGTACGGGCTGTTTTTCCAATCGTCTTCGCTGATGGTTGGATCAGATGTGAATTGCTGCGCGTAATCCCGCACTAGATTAAATGAAAGGTCCTGGACACCTTCCTCCGCACCCAGTCCAATGCCGCCAAAGAAACCAATCTTTTCTGCCTGTGCTTGCGGAATAGCGAACGGATTTAAATTGTAAAGATCAAGCGTGCTCATTCATGTAGTTAACGCTTCTCGCGTCGTGCGCGGACGACATCGTAGCGAACCTTTCGTGCTTCTATAGCGGCTCGCATCAATGTCTCTAAAGGTGTAGCTGTAGCACCTCCTGGTAATATGAGTTTTTTAGCATGAGCTGCGAATGTTTTTTGTAGAGCCTCAAATTGCTGATAGTTTCGTATATCTAAAGCATCAAAATTACGAAGGTATTTTTCTGTCCAGCTTGGAACCGCACCAGACCGCAAAATAGCAGATAAAGCTTGAAGCTGTTGTTGCTCATATAGCTTGTTTGTGATTTGTGTAGCGGCTGGGTCATACGCATCCTGTGCGTCTAGGGCAGATTTGTTATCAGCGTATAATTTGGCGAGGTATTTTTCTGGATCATTTACGGCACTATCAGCCTTGATGGTTTTTGCCTCCCATTTCGATAAGTTGGGTTCTACTTGAGTAGCCTGATGAAGCGTATATGAGGAGAGATCGACTTGTAGAATTTCTGGTCTGTCAGCATTTCTTCCGCGTATTTTTAAAGGAATTTTGTTGGGCGAAAAAAACATAAGTTTGTTGCCTACAATCTGCGGCGAAAACTTGTCCATTGAAACATCTGTGATCTTGATGTTTGGTGGCAATAAAATTCCCAGCGCATTCCAGTTCTGCGCTATTTCGCTAATTGCTTTACGAAGATTGCCTTCATCTATGTTTGCTGCCACAAGGCGTTTTTCCCCATTTTCAAGCGTTATGATCTTTCTGCCCGTGGTGACCGCATCAAACGCCATTGCCACTGGATCACTTGCTTTGCGCTCTTGGTAAGCGAGCGTAAGTTTCAAAAAAGCATCACGGAGTTGCTCGCGCTGAACAATATCAAACGAGAGCGCGTTTCCCATTTTCTTGTTAAAGGCGGAATTTAGGTTGTCTTTAGATGTTTTATCAGCTCTCTTTTCGAGGTCCGTGCCCTCTTTCAAAATCATTAAAATGTTTGCGCCAGCTTGTGGCGTAGCTGCGCTTGAAACAGCGTAATATATGCTGTCTAGCTTCATACGCTCCATTACGTCAGCAAACATATTCTCACCAAGCCGTTTGCGTAAGGCCTGTATCTTTCCTGCTTGGTTCATTGGATCACTGTCATCAAGGATGTCTGCTGCGTAACCCTTGACTGTTTCTTTGCTCATTGGCGGGACGCTGTAGATTGGTATTCCTGCTTTTTCGCTTATCCAAGTTCGCGCCCTTATAATTTCGTCCTCATCTTTCATGTCGAATTTGGGAGCGTCTGCACGTTTGAGCAAATTCCACGGATCATCGTTAACAAGCTTTTTTGTGGCGACTACGAGTTTTGAAAATCCCTCTAATTTCGCCTTCTCCCATTCTATCTCGTCACTGGTTATCTTGTTTTGTCCGTAGAGTTCCTTGGCGCGATTAAATTTTTCTGTAGCAACTTGGAGCAGAGCTGTTTGTTCTGGAACACTCAGAGGTGAAATGGAATTAAGGAAATTTCCGTATTCCTGCGCTCTCGCGATTTTTGTTTTCCACGCGTCATACTGTTCTGGCTTTAGTTTGCTTTGCGCTTCAGCAAGCAACTGGGTTTGATCGCGCTCCGTGCCTATCCCATCCGTCAGCGCATGGACTGTTGCCTGTAGCTCGTGGTTCAATCTGGCGACATCAGCTTTATCCGTTTGGGTTTCTGAATTGTGCTGCTGCCGCAATAATGAAATGGTTTGCCTGTAGGATTCTGGAGTAAGTGTTTCGCCCCGCATGTTTTTTGCTTTTGGGTCAAACTGGTTGCGCTCTGCTTGATCTAAAAATTCTTTTCGCTGCTCGCGTGTTAAATTAGAAAAATGAGCGGCATACTCACCCTTGCGAATGTTTTGCTGTATGGTCTGCTCAAGCTGTAGGGCCCGCGCTGGATCACGTTCTTTTACGCGATCAACCGCAGCCCGCATTTCTGCGATGTAATCGTCTATAAATTTTCCCGTGTTGCTGTCGTAGGTTTGTCCGCTAGCCTGTAAACGATACAGATCGTTTCCAAGCGAGCTAATGCGGTTTTCTAATGACTGGCCTTCTGCCTTCAGCGTAGCTGCTACGGCTTTTTGGTTCATGCTTGTTAAAACGCGATTAAAGCGTTCTGACGCATCTAGCCTAAATGACGCCTGTAAATGGGACGGGATCGAATTAAAAAATTCTGGCACGAAGCTCTTATTCCAGTTGTCCTTAAATTCCTGCGGCTTGTTGGCATAAGTTTGCTGATACTGGCTAAGGGCATCGTCTAGCTCTTGTTTCTTTTGAAGCGCAAATACCGCATTTGCTCCCTTAGCGTAAGCCGCGCTTGATACGCCAAAGGTCGTTTTTGGAGCCACGCTCTGAACATATGAATTTTCGATAAACGCATCTGGTGAATTGTCTTCATTAGCGACTGCCGCAGCTTGCTGATCTTCAATGCCTTTTTGATATTGCTCTTGCGCTACAAGCTCGTCCGCCTTTTTTCCAAGTTGTTCAGATAGGTTGATCCATATAGAGCTTGTATCGTTTCCAACAAAATAGCTTGGCTTTGAGCCAGAAAATAATCCGCTTTGGGTCCGCTGTACTTTATTAACAGGCATCACGCATACCTATCAGCTACTGATGCTGTGGTTTTAAGAAGCGTACCTACCGCTGCCATGTTTCCACTACGCTGCGCATTTGCAGCGCTCGCCTGTAAAGCGTTGCGTTCTTGCTCACTGCTAAAATTGTCGTTGAATATGTCGTAGTAAGAGTTACGAGCGGTTTCAGCCATAGTAAGCGGACCGCTGCCAGTAAGCGGGTTTGTCCCTAACGCACCAAACTGCGCCGTTTGCGTGCTTATGTTTCGTTTCATAGCCTTTAAGCGATCGTCTTCACGAAGTGCTGCGTTGGTCTCTTCTACAGCCGCTTGGTAACGATACATATTTGCTTGCGCTTTTCCCTGCTGTGCTTGATTTACAGCGCCAACAATGCCAGCTGCCGCTGACGCAACCGCGGCTATAGTCGCAAATTCACACATTTGCTAAATCCTCTTTATTGTATTTATTGAATTTAAAAAAAATTGTACGGCCATGAGGCGTCGTTCGATATGATTGGGTTTCTTCAAACCCAAGCCGTTTTAGCCATCGACGGCTTTGGTGATGACCTTCCCAAACCTCTATAACAGGTGTGAGATACCAATATTTTTTGCGGATATAATCAATGTAGGCTTTTGCTGATCGCGTAATTTGAAACCAATTCTGTGCGACTTCATCTGTCCCATAGAAATTAAAACGAATTGTCGTTGGCGTGGTGACATAGCCAAAAACACACACTGGCCGTCCATTCACCATTCCGCACAATGTTTCGTCGCAAGTGCAACTGCGGTCCCAGGCGTTTTCTGGTGTCCAACCAGATATGCCTAACTCTACTCTGTCGTAATCACGTAGGTGGCTTATGACAAAACTTAGCTGTTCCTTGCTAAGCTCAGAGAACGAGATTTCCTCACGCACGGTATCGCGTATCTACCGTAATGCCGTTAACTTGAAATGGTAGTGGCTGATCGCTTAGCAAAACCAAATTTTGATTATTGCCAAGACCCTTCAAATTTACCGATAAAATAGCATCTTGCGCTTGTTGTGGTCCGTCTAGGATGTTTGTTCCAATACGGTTGTTTAGAACCTTGTATCCATCAACCTTAAATTCTTTTGTATTGCGCACGCGGACCTCAGCAGACACTTTTCTAAACCGCTCTCCGCGCACAAGATTGTTGTTTATCGCAAAGGCAACTGGCAGCGTTTGGACCTCAGCGTCATAAGATAAACCTATGGCGACCGCTTGTGCTGGTACGGCTGTTGAAAAATTGCCGCTTCCGTCTACGCTTACTGGCTCATGAACAAGCGCATCAGCGATATTTGTCGAAGAGATGGACACAACGCAAGATACGGTCTGCCCTGCGAGGGTTTCAGCGTTGTTCCAGCTTGTCGTACCGCCAGCGTTGTTAGTTCCGCTATAAAAATGATCTAGGTAAATTTCCTGCTCTGTAAGCTTTTCAAGAAATGTCGTAAGTGTTGAACCATCGCTCGCAATGCGATCTACAAGCGCATACAGAGCATTATCAACTTCTATCACACGCCTAAAATAACCATCTGTGGTAAATCTGCTGAAACCAAAAACCTCTTTTTCCGTGTCAATTACTAGGCACACCGCAGTTCCGTCACCGTTAACGATTAAAAGCAAATTGCCTTGTGAGTTTCCATAGTTGGCAATGTAAGCCATATCAATTGGATTATTCACAAGGTCCTGAGAGAGCGTTGTAAGATTGCTAGACTTGTATTGAAATACGTCACTGTCATACTCAATCATCTGTATGGTTTTTCCGTCGTCAGTTATGAAAACTATGTTTTTGTAAAATTCTACAGGTTGCGTAGTATCAATTCCTGGGCTGTTTTGTTGTGCTACGCGTCCCGCTGAAGGCGTTACCGCGTCGTCTCCAACAATTACGAAATGGCTTTCGTTGGTAAAGATGTGAAGGTCGTTTCGCCCTACAATGGAACGAATTGTGTTCACGTTTTGAGTTCCTATTTCCTTGGTCCAGCTGCGATCATCGTCTGCTGTGTCTGTGTCAAAATTCGTGTAGTCGCCACTGCTGCTAGCAACAATGGTTTGTGGCAGGTCGCGTGTGCCACCAAAAATCAGCCTTGATTGATGCTGTGTGACGGTTCTGGGATAACCATGTGCCGCACTCCATATTTCTTCCGCCCAAGCGTTGTCTGCGCTCGTTGTCCCTAGTGAACTTGTGTCTAAAAAATTCAGTACGGTGCCTGTCACCTGTAATCCACTGTTTACAGAAGATATATTCACATAGCCGTCGTTGACTCGCAGACGCACGCCTACATGGTCAGCAGTCCAATAAGATGCTGATCCAGACAGCGTGAGAGTGACCGTACCTGTTGTTCCACTTGGTGTGAGCGATTGCGTGATGTTGAAACGTTCAAATGGAATGCTGTCGAAGGTCATTTCTTCAAGCGTCCAATCGTAATGCGTTAAGCCACGCATTAGCTGATACGGCGGAACATCCTTTTGAACCAAAAAAAGCGCGTCAAATTTTTGACTGGTTTTAAGTTCCGCTAATTGCGCTTCTGTATATGGACAGGTAATTAGATTGTATGTGGCGGCCGTAAGCCCAAGGGCTGTGTTTGCGGTGCCGCTGCCAATAACAATAGCTTGCTGATCGCCTTGGTTCCAAAGCTGTAGATAATTGTCTACAGCTTGCGCTACTACACCTGTCGTAGCTGTGTAAGCGTTTATCTCATCAACTATTGCCGCAAGAGCCAGAGAGCCACTAAAGGTAACCGTTGTCCCATTTATGATTACCGTTTGGCTTGTTGTGACTGTAGGTGACTGCTTCTTGCCAACAACATAAACATCATACGCGCTGTCAAAAACACTTATATCCGAAAAAAATATTTCGAAGCTCTGGTTATAAAAAACGATCACATATTCTTGTTCTGCGCTAAATCCAAACTTGACCAAGCGCACAGCGTTGGGTGTAGCGCCCACTAATCCAAACCCACGGCGTTTGATCAAGCCGCCCTGCGGCAAGACCATCATGTTGTTTACATATTTCGCGCCGCTGGCATATAACGCTATATCGCTTCGAAAATCTAAGTCCGCGCCTATTTCACCGCGTGTAAAGGTGAACTGCGTCGCCCTCATTCTCGCCATGTTAGTACCTCACGCGAACATAGCGACTTGGCGCTAGAGCGTCTTGCTGCGGGTTTTCTCGATTGTCCAACCGTCGCGCTTCAACACGCTGCTGCGCAAGTTCTCCATCTAGCCGCTGCTGGACAGTTCCTATTGCTATAATTGCTTCTTGTGCCGCCACAGCAAGCTCAAGCGCCAACAGATGAACAAAGTAGGCTGGCAAGGATTCTATTGCTGCGCTTTGAACATACTTCGAAAACAGGCGCGTCGTGTTTGTGTATATTTTTCGCTTTTGGATTTGATAACCGTTAACCGCAGCACCGCCTGTATCATAGAAACGCACTGCGTTTAGGTAATCTGCTGGCAGCGTGTACGAATAAATGTAATTAGGGTCTGTGGGCGTTCCTACATCCTGCGCAAGCTCCACGTCTCGTATAGCAAAATTCCAATCTGCGCTTGTCAAAACTTTTTCGTAAATAGGATCGAATAGAACGCTCATTACCTCCGCTTCGCGTGTTTGCTCGTCTAGCGAGGTAATAGTTGGCGCGCCCAGTCTTGTAAGCGCAATGTTGATAATTTCGATATTTGTTTTTGCCATGCTTCTCACCGTTTAATGTATTTATTTAATATGAAAAAAATAAGCCCGCATCGCTGCGGGCTTATTCGTTTGACGGTACTAGAGGTAATAGTTAGTCAAACGTACGCTTAATGGTTAGATTGACGGTCACTGCGCCAGTAGCTGAACCACCAGATGTTGTTAGGTCTACTGTATCATCAGCACTGTATTCCTTACCAGCACCATAGGCGCCAGACATGCGGAATAGACCAGCTGTGTTTGCTGTTGTTGCTGGAACGAAACCGTCAGCATCACTTCCGTCGCCCAGTGTCAACTGAACGCCAGAACCAAGAGCGGCTGTGTAGATTGAAGCATCTACAACCTTTTCGCCCTTTTTAACGGTATACATCTGGACCACTTCGCCAGCACCCTCGCCAGCAAATGTGAAAGCAGAGGAAACGGTTTCCAGTAGGTAGCCGTCTTTAACAGCGCTTGTAGTGTTATCTTGTGTAGCCATTTATCCTCTCCTTATAGTCCGTTCACTTCGACGCGGTAAACGCCGTTAGTTTGAATTGTGACAGCGCCTGCGCTCATTTCACCAAGCACGATGTCTGCGTTATGGGCAGGGGAGTAGTTGATCTTTGGTGTGATATCTCTGCCAATGCCCAAACCTACGCTGCGTTGTGCGTAGAAGAAACCGTAGTGGTTTGTTGCGCTTGCCTTGAAACTGTCTAGCTCTGGAACCTCGATGACGTTGATTCCGTAAACAGTTACGTTACGACGCATGCCATCAAAGTTGCCTTTTGTGCTGTAGTCGCCGCTTGCTACTTCTGTAAGCTGAAGCACATCGCTGAAAATTGCTGGTGTTACAGCAAAGTTCCAAACTTGTGCGCTTGACCAGTTTTGCTCGCCTGCGATTTCGCGTAGGCCAGCCATGCGGGCCTTGCTCATAGCAGCAGCTGAACCTTCACTTGTGTATGTGGTGTTCATTGCTGTGATGATTTCGTTGTCCATGTTTCTGTTCAACTCAGCAACGATACTTTCTGTGTAGCCCTGACGAAGTGAAATGTTAGTCTTGAATTCGTCCAAGCTGTCGATGAAGCGATATGCTTCATAGTTGTTTAGCGTAGCTGTTGCTGAACTGTGTGCGTCGCCATCGCCGCTTAGAATGCTGTGGCGTGCTCTGTTTTTTGTGGATGATACAGTTGAAATGACGGGAAATTTAACCTGACTTCCAACAACACCCATATTTGTCCAAACTGTTGAGCGAAGCATGCTTTCTGATTGCTGTAGGGCATGTGAAAATTCGCTCTGGTATTGGATAATAAATGCGTCTGCTATATCCATAGCCATTTGTTTTCTCCTTGGTTAATTTAATTTCCTGCCAAGGAGTTGTCGTTCTAGAGCGAGGGCTAAAAAGTTATCGTCGCTATCAAAAGGCTCTTTGTCAGTTATTATATTTATGCGGTCAGCGTCGTTTCGATATCCGTTGCGATAGCTCTGCGGCTTTTTTGCGGACCTTATCGCCTTCTGCGTTCTGTATGTAGTAAAGTGGATTGTTGATCGTTTCGCTTAGTTGCGTTTCTAGGTCTGCTACTGGCATTTCGTCAGTTCGCATAACAGACGGCCCTTGAGTGTTTTTAATCATTTGCCAAAGCAGCTTCATCCCTGCTGCGGTTTTAAGCGGACTGGTAGAAAAAACCTCTGCTGGTAGTTTGTTTTCATACATGTAATCCGCAACCTCTTGTAATCGCGCTTGGGTGTTGCTGCCCCAATCCGTTTCTAACTTGGTAAGTTCTGCTTCTTGATCATATGGCGTACCAAACATTTCCATCACGTTATTAAGGCGACTGCCATACATACGCAAAATTTCTGATGCGGCTTCGTTGCTGATGCGATGCTTTTTGAACAGACCTGTAACTTCTTGCTCTTGTTCCTCGCTCTCCCATACAAGCTTCTGCTCTTCAAATACGTCAGTAAAATTGTATGTTTCTGGCGCTCTCGCATGTAGAGTTTTTTCAAGCTCGCTGTTGCTTTTCAAAATATCATTCAGCTTCACAACTCCAGTGTCTTTATCAATAAACTTTTCTGGAACTGTGCTGATGTCAAAAGCCTCTAGCTTGTAGGGGTCTGGCTGCGTTGGAACGCTGATGTCGTCTTGAGGTAGCGTTTCTTGCTGAGGCTCTACGCTGCTTATCAATGTATCGTTTGCTTCAGCCATTTGCGCTCTCCTCATGAGCCGCGTCTTCTGCTAGCTTTCTGCTCTGTCTTTGGCTGCGTGTTTTTTCACGCATCACCTCACGCTGAATTTCTTCCTGTAGCTCTTGCTTGCGTTCTTGGACTTTTAGGTATTTGTCCAAAAGCGCACCAGCTTCTTTGTGAACTTTTTCGTGTTGCTCATATAGTTTTTTCAATTCTTCATTCATGTTCATTCCTTTGTTAGTTCCGCATTCACGATGCGTAAAATTTGCTCAACAAAATCACGCTTGCCTTCACGAAATACGCAAAGGTTTGGATTTAGCTCATCGACTTTGATGTAGGGTTTGTCAGCCAGATCACATAGGCTGTAGATAATCGCATCGCCATAGGCCCCTGTAAGCACATGGAGCCAAGCGTCGTGGATTTCTTGTTGTGAGTACCAGCGATCAGATTTTGCGAGAACCTGCGCCTTTTTGACTGTTTTGTAGCTCATTCATTCGTTCTTTCATTATGCGTTTCCTCCTTGCTGAAGCATTGGACCTAAAGCTTCGCCTAGCTGCTGTAACGCAGGGCTTCCTTGAAGGGCTTGTGCTGCTCCTTGTAGCTGCTCTTGGACTTGCGGAGTTAAACTAGGCTTCATGTCGTTTATGAGGCTTGGTGGAAAATTGGTTTTTTCAAAAATAAATTTTACAAGCTCGTGGACGTTTACCATCTGAAGCGCATGCTGCGAAAACGGCTGTAGCATTTGGAGGGTCTGGAGAATGTTTGTCACTTGCTCCAACTCCAGACCCCTACGCACCACACTCTCCACCACGATGTGTAAGGGACGACCTTCTACCTTGAAATCGCCCATCAGGCCGTTCTTGCCGCAAAGGCGAACGGTGTTGAGGATGATCTCGCGTAGGAACTCGATTTCAAGACGCAGCGCAGCTGGCGCTATAAGCCTAAAAAATTGTGCTTGAAGGGCTGTGATCGCAGTAGCGACGACGCCTTTGACGTTATCTGCTGGTGGGAGCTGCTCTGCGAACAGGCGCTGCCGTACATGCCCCTGAAGGTTTGAAATGTCGTTGTAGGCAATTTGGACATTTCCAGGAAAGTCGATTGGGCGCAGAGCGTCGTTGCGTGAACTGATGATGATGCTGCCAGCTTTGAGTTGCTTGCCTTCAAGCGTGGGGTCTTCTGTTTGCCAAGCTCCTCGCGCAGCAAACTCGCTCGCGTTTAGAAGCTGCTCCACCATCGTGTTGAGGGTTTTGATGTCAGGCAAGCTTTGACGCACTGGACTGTCTCCCCAACAGTCGCCTGTGGCCTTGCGCCAACGGAACACAGTGAACGGCTTATGCCAGGTGTCGTAGCTGCTGAGTTCCGTCCAATCCTTTTCCAGATAGATTGCGTAGTGGCATGTGCCGTCCTTGTTGGGCAGCATGGCCTCAACAAGCGTCACTTGCTCATCTGCGTTCTTTGTCTCTAAGTCACGCACCCATTGCGGAACCTTGCCGTAGTTGTAGGTGACAGCACGCACGGGCACAGAATGGCTGCGGAACACAGTGTCAACGATGCCGCTTCCGTTCTCCATAATGGCAAGCTGCCCAATTGGAACGCTCACGTAGTTGACGCCGTTCTTCTTTTCGTTGAGTTCGATCGCCATACAGCCCACTCCGCTCACCACGCAGTCTGTAAGCGCCTCCGCAGCAGCGACGTAAAAGTTGCTGTCATGGATAATTTCCCAGAGCGTCTGGTTCTCACGCTCTAGCTGTTGCGTCTGATCTGGCGCCACGCCCATATCAAGCACACTCTCGCGCACCTTGATCTCTGCCCAACGACTGTTGTGCGGAATCAGAAAGGTGATGAGGTTGCTGACGAGCGTGTTGACTGCGTTAGGCGCCGTCGCATCGAAAATCAGCGTTCTGTCAGCTGCTTGCTCGTTGTGCTTTTGCGGAGACACCTGCGGAAAGGTGTAGGCGTAGGCATCGTCGATCTCAGAAGCTACATGCTGCTTCTTGCGCTTGGCAGACGCATAACGCTCTTTGACGTTAGCGTATTTCATTACAGCTTGTTAACTCTATTACCTAGCAACGTGTCCATGACACCAGAAAAGCCTCTGCTTTGAAAAGCTGAGCCACCCGTCTTTGACGCCAACCGTTTGCGTTCTTTAGACGCTGCGTCTTTTGCTGACGCCTCGCGTGTTGCTACAGCCTGTACTGGGCTTGGTGGGGGCGGCGGCGCAGATGGTGATGAAAAAGCACACATATCTAATCTCCTTGTTTCATGTATTTATGTAACCTCGCGAAAAACCGCTGGCCTTTTGTCGTTGCGGACAGAATCCAAGTCGTGTTATCCACAAGGGTCCCTGTTTTCATCAAAGAGGTATATCTTGCCTAACAAAATCGTCATTAACGAGAGCGCGCTCAGCAAGGGTGAGCTTCGCAAGCTCAACGCTCTGCGTAAGTCGCTTGGCGAAATCGAAGGCCTAGCAGAGCGTGCGTTTAATGAATGGTACGAAAATCGCCCCAAAGGTGGCGCTGCTGCTGAAAACGACCCCGTAGCAGAAATTATCGAAAGCGCGTTAGGCAGCTACGCCAACGACAAAAAGTTCAACCTTGGCCGTCGTGGCTACACGATCTTCAAGGCCAAGGGGCGCGGCCAAAAAGGCATCAAGGCCGTTCGTAACGACTAGACGTTTTCGTATAGACCAGAAAAACGCCCCTTCGTGGGGCGTTTTTTTATGCCACGACGATATTTGTGAGCGTGGCATTAGCAAATATCCCCCGTTTTGGTGGACATATTAGCGTTCTGTGGGATCATTATGCAATCAACAGAACGGAGCTATTAATGAACAATATCTATCGCAAGCGCATTTCTAATCAGCTCGATAGTCTTTTAATTCAGCAGTTTCACAACGAAGGACGCAAAGTAACTATTTGTCCTATTGGCGCAGCAAAAAACAGCAAGAATTTTGGTAAGCGCGCAGGATACGCACACGGCGTTCGTTGGTTTCGCTAAGGAGCATAAAACAATGTTTATATTCACTACAGCATCGCTAAATCACAAGTACAATCGCACATTCAACGTAGGCAACGACGAGCTAGAAAACGAAATTTACGCTGCTCTTTTGCGGCAGCGTGAAATGGGCGAAGCAAATTTCAAGCGTGAGGTTGACGACGCAGTGCTTATATCGCAGTCGCCCTATTTCGATAGTTTTCCTGCGGAGACGTTTTTTACACTGCTAGTGCGGCAAGCCGTCGCCTACAACACAAACCTGCCTATCGTTCGTAATCCATCCGCTAATCCCTCTCACAACAATGCGGCCTGTGTGTCGCGTGCTGCCTAATGCGTTGGGATTTTCGCCGTACGCAGGACGATTACGCAATCTACCTTCCTGCTCTTCAAAAGTCCTATTTCGCTTCATCTAGCAAAACACATTCAGAAGACGAAAACTGGCTCTACGAGCTATGCGAACAGCATGACTTTTTAAAGGAAAATCAGCTGTTCTATTATCCCTACGCTCTAATGAGCACTGGTCACATAAACCTAGCCACCAAAGACGGTAAGTTCCATGAGGACATGTATCGTAAAAGAGATCGCACCAAAACCATTCTAGTTGGTGACAGTGGCGGTTATCAGATTGGTTCTGGCGCTTGGCCTGCTGATTGGACAAACGAGGACGATAACGCTGCGTATGTCAAACGAACCATGATCCTTGAATGGATGGATAAGTTTTGCGACTACGGCATCACCCTTGATGTGCCGCCTTGGCTGATTGATCACGAAACTTCAGATAGCAGCAAGTGCTACACATTTTCTGACTGCGTTGGCGCCACCAAAATCAACCATGACTACTGGATTGAAAACAGAACAGGTGCTTGTAAGTTTCTAAATGTCCTACACGGTCAGAACAAATCTGACGCATGGTCGTGGTACCAAACTTTCAAGCACTACAGTGACCCAAAACAGTACGCTGACAAAGCTTTTGATGGTTGGTCGTTTGGTGGGCACTACAAAGGCTGGATGCCACACATTACAGACGTTTTAGTTCAGTTATTTCATGATGGTCTGCTGGCGCAGGGAAAACACGACTGGCTTCATTTTCTTGGCGTCTCAACTCTACCAGCTGCTGTCACATTAACCTGTTTACAACGAGCGTTGCGAAAATTTATCAATCCAAAAATCACCCTGACGTTTGATAGCAGCAGCCCATTTCTGAGCGCACAAAAACATGGATGCTATCTCAGTCACCCTAACCTAGTGCACAACGAAAAATGGAGTTTTACATCGAAAAAACTTGATGGCGGATTTTACCCAATTTGGCGCAGCCCTATCTGTAACAGTGTATATGGAGAGCTTTTGAGAACTACAGAAGGCGAAAGAGCAAGCCCAGCTGTTAACAAGCTGTTAGCTATTCATAACTGCTGGCTTATGTTTAACGCATTCCACGCAGCTAACAATTTATACGATAGAGGTAATCGCCCTAAACAGTTCGAAGGTTTTGATATTCAGAAAATCTTCAACGACATTTTTTGTCAGTACGATCTGAACCCTAGCAAGCAAATTATAGCAGACAACTTTGATGCCCTTCGTGCGGTTTCGTTTTGATACGAAAGTTACAAATTGATAAGAAAACCTTTTTTTACAAAAAAAGACCCTAACACAAAACCCTATATAGACTGGCTTAGAAAGCATGGAATCGAAGATGTAAAAGATGAGGACTTCGCAATAGGCGAGTGGGAGCTGTGGCTTACAAAAGCTATGCGTATGTCTAAACGAACAGACGCAAAAATTTTACAGAAAAACTTTTCTCAAAAAGAATTTTTAAAACAAATAGACATTCCAGAAGATGCCAACGAAAGCAGTGATATAGCACTTCAGACATTAGATCTCATAGGAAGAAAGATCGTAAGGCGTTCTTCTTTTGTAGTAATTTCTGAACACGCCGTGAAACGATGGTGGGACCATACGAAAACCATCGCAGATGTTTATAGTTGGATCGCGGCAGAAGAGGACCCTAAGAAGTTACGTGATGAAAACACAGGAGGTGGGGTAACAGCGTTATATCACCCAGACGCCCTGCTATTAGGCGAATGTAGGCGTGGCGAAAACTGTTTAAACTTGTTTGATATCGATACAAAGCGAGAAGGCAACTTTGACCTCCCATGTTTCAGAATCAAGACAGCGATACCAGTAGACATGTTAAACGAATCTCAAACGGCGCGCTGGTACCAACTGAAACAAACCACGGAAAAGGAGACAGCGTGAAGCGTCTCTGACCGTTTAATTGGTAATATGAAAAACGCCCTCCTTCGTGGGGGGCGTTTTTTATAGGTCTATACGATAGCCTAGCTTCACACAGTATTTGGTTTTGTAATCAACAGGCTCTGTGGGTAGTTCAAGCGCACTGTCTATCGCAGCAATTATGTCGCCTCGCTCAATATGCTGAGCGATCCTGTTCAGCTCAGCTGAGCAAACGTGACCTTTAGCGTCAGCGCGTATTTCTTTTGCTATCTGTTTCCACAGGTTCATCGCGCACTGCCCCTAAACGAAAAAATTGCTCGCAGAATTTTTCACGCGCCCCACCTAAATTTTTTTTTCGAAACCCGTGGGTGCCCTGATTTTAAGCGAGCCTTCAGCAAAGAACTCTGGATTTTGGAGCTGATGGTACCTCCAAGCTCGTCGCTCGCGCTAGAGCGTGTGAGCATCTGACCCAAGCGCGAGCATGCGAGCGTGTCGCAGATAAGCAGCAGTTGCTAGAGCGCGTGAGCATCTCACCCAAGCTCATACGGCGCATGCGAGCGTGTCGCAGATGAGCAGCAGCCCAACACGCAGAACCGTAAAAATGTGTAAGAGTACGGTTCTGTTCCGCTAAGCGTCTGTTTTTCCAAGGAAAACGGTCGTCCGCATGTATTGGACACACTACATTCGAAGGGCAACAACAGGGAGCCCTGTAGAATGTGCGTCAGCCAAGCAAAGCAGCAGCAGCTAGCTTACCGCAAAATAGAGCAGCGTATCGCAATACTGCGCGTATTACTGCGCTGTAGCGTTGTTAGCGCAAATACCATTAGCGAGGAAGCAGTAAAAGCTACTGTCGATGAGCTAATTTCGTTCAACATAACGCCCAAAACCCACACAGACGAGCAAATCGTCATAGAATTCAACGCTTTATACCAACTCATCACGCACTCGTTCTACAGCTAAAAGGGCAAGCAAAATGAGCAAGCACGCTAGAATCCTAAGTGATGACGAGTTTGATGCGCTTGTTGCCCATGTGGAGAGCAAGCGGAACGGCGCACGCAATAGGCTCGTTGTGTATCTCACGCATTATGCGGGCATGCGCATTGGGGAGGTTGCGGGTTTGCTACTGAGCGATCTCGTTGGGCGCAGCTACAACGGCACTGCTGATTTCTACGCTGACAACGTGGGCTACACTGTGGTGCCGCAGATTCAGCTGCGTAAGCGTGCTGTAAAGGGCAAGCACGCTCGCAGCGTGGTGCTCAGCAAGCGTGTTAGGGCTGAGATCGTGCGCTACTTTGCGTCCTTACCCTCTATCACGCTCACAGACGCGCTGTGCGTGGGCTACAAGGGGCAGATCACAAACAAGACGCTTGCGCTCATGCTGCGCGACTGGATGCGCGAGCTAGGGCTGTATGGAGCGAGTAGCCACAGTGGGCGTAGGCGCTTCGTTACGGAGTTGCTTGAGCGCGGGACCAACATCCGCACAGTTCAGCAGCTTGTGGGGCACAAGTTCCTAACCACCACGCAGCTTTACGCAGACTGCTTGCCCTCACGCATGTTGGAGGCTGTTGAAGCACTGTAGACGCACGCACATACCAAGCAGCAAGCGCAAGCCTATGGGCTTGCGTTTCTGTCTGAGGCTCACCTAGCATGTGGGCAAGGGGCAGATCTCATGTAGCGGGCAAGAAGGCGCAGCTCGTGCTTGAAAAAAAAGCTGCTCACGTTTGAACGGAGAAGGCGCGTTTAGTCGTAGCAATAGCGACGCCGTTTTACCAACGGCCTTTAACTAAACAGCTATGTAGGGTTTGGAACGCTAGCGTTGTGTTCTGTAACCGTATGTATTTATCTAATGCGCAAATATATTGGCTAATATGAAAATTATTATATTTCTCTCTTGTTTAACGATCTCCTTTTTAGGATTCAACGCATATTGTTTTTCCCAAACAGACATAGGCGATTATGAGTTTTCTGTCTCGCACATTTTGCTAAAAACCGAACAAGAAGCAATTCGTGTTCATAAAATTATCAAAGACCAGATACAGGATTTTCCCACTGCCGCTAAAAATTATTCCATAGGGCCTAGTAAGGTTACGGGTGGATATTTAGGAAAATCAAAATTGAGTGTATTCCCGCCCAACTTCAGAAAAGCACTTAGTGTCTTGGGTA